CTTTGGGTCATTTGAACACTCGTGACCCCCTGACCACAGCTACGGCATGTGGCTTAACTCACCATTCCCAACAATCAGGATCGTCGGGGCCACAGGGCAGTCTCTCGAGAGAGAACTTCCATGCAGCCTCCTCAGAATCCTCCGGGGTTACCCTTTTAGGGGGCACACCACGGCTGATTTTGATTGGGAGAAGGGGAGGGGGATCTGATGTTTTGGGGTAAAGCACAACACAATCACGCCACCGCTCGAGGCCTCGCACCGACATTGGTTTGAGGCGCCGGCTGCGGATGACTGTGCGCACAGGAACAAGCACCAAGTCCATGAGTGCTGCGGGCTTGGAAGCTCGCTCCAGTGCTGTGACAATACCCATCCAAGGGTTTTCCTTGGTGTAACCGTCGTATCGTTGCTTCGGCCCAATGCCCCGAAAGGCAACTGGGGGATGCCGCGACACAACCGGGGACCCAAGCATCCTTCGCAGCGGTTTAAGTAGCGCGTGCGGCTTGGTTGCGACCTCCGCCCGAGACACGTAAAGTGTCCGGCCAGGATCAGCAATCCAGAAAGCTGCGACCCTACGTTGCTCGCGAGTATAGCGGATCTTACGGTCTGAAAAGAGCCGAGGATCAATGCCGTACCCACCGAGCGCCATTGGGAGGAAGATGTTTGGGGTGAACCCAAAGTTGACATCTCGAAACCGGTCGAAGACCATGTCGACGGCCGGCCGAGTCCAGGGCAGGAGTCTGAACATGTCGTTCAGCCCCGCTGAGAGACCCGGCATCGTTGCCTCAGAGTCGCCTGTTTTCAAATTGGCGCCAGTGAGGAAGCGTTGGTTGAGATATCCATGGCGAACCACTACTCCGTGATCCGTGCGGAAGATCTGTGAGTTCATCATTGCCCACCGCCTGGAAGAGTAATTCTTTCCAGGTGAGAACATGAAGCCCACTTCCTTGCTGATCTCCTCGAACAGAGTGATCATCTCGGGGGGGCCCCGAAAGATCATGTCGTCTCCGTTCACGAGACAGCAGGTCATGTAACTGCCAAACTCATCCTCATCCTCGCCGAACATCTCCTTGCATGTCTGTAAGAAGCATGCATAGTTGACGATGCAAAGCAAAGGAAAGGAGAGAGGGTGGCCCATCAGCTGACCATTAGTCATGGTGATGGGTTCCATGTTGAGTTCCTTGGAGTAGAAGACAGTGCCGCCCTTCAGGGCTCGCAGAGCGAGCTCCATGTAGGGTCTAAGGCCGCTGTCACACTTCTCCTGGACTCGACGTAGAACCTCAGCACCACACTGCGACTTCAAAAGATCTGTCGCAGACTTGTAGTCTACTGAGTGCCACAACCAGTCCGCTGGCGTGCGATCATAGATATCCTGCAGGGATGCAGTGAGATCTTGATGCAGCATGGTGCCCACGGTCTGGGTTTTCCAGCAACGAAGGAGGTAGGATTGCAACGGCTTCAGTGCGAAGTACGTCTTTCCTTGCCCCTTTGAAATCGTCCTGAACTTCGCGGGCTCTGTCAACAGTATGGCCTTGACGGCCTGTGAGGCAGGGTTCCCTTGAGAGTCCGGGATCTCGGAATGGTGGTTAGCCCAATCCACCGCCGAGTCAAAATTCTTCTGCGACCACTCCGCAAAAGAGGTGTATACAGAGTGTACAGTGTTGTTGCGAGGGTCTTTAGAGTTCAGATCGGTCAGCCCCCATGGGGGAAAGCAAGCTCTCATCCCGCCCAGAAATCTGGACTGGTTGAAAGTCGCCCCCCCGCTAGGGATAGCTTGACCAAGATCTAACTCATGGATTTCTCCATTTTCATCCCCTTCGACAACGAGGTCGGTGGCGAGGCGTATAGCCTCGACCATCCGAGCACTCAATTCCTGCGCGGGTTTGGTGAGGCAGGCGGCATGCTCTTCAGCAGCCTTCTTCTCACTTACCTCCGACAGCGCAGGCCACGCTTGTTTGCTCCCCTTCTGGAGGGAGTACATGAGTGGAACATCCCCACGGCACACATGTCGCATGATGTACCTGTGGATGCGTCCGAAGTAAAGAGGTGGGCCTTCAGGGAGCGGGGGTTTCACAACCTTTCCGTTCTCTTCATGGTGAAATGCGAGCAATAGCAAGCGCGAGTTCGCGGCATTGCAGTAGCGTTGCACTTCGTCGGCCCCTCCTTTTCTCTCAACCTCAGCACAACTGGACAATGTCTTAGTCCAGTCTCTGATGAAGCGCGCCCTATCTTGGTACGAGGAAAATGTACCAGATTTCGGCTTGAACCTCTTAAGCAAGAGAGGCCTCAACAGACTTTCAGTGACAGCCAAGACAGAAGCGGTGGGCTGGGGAGACCCACCCTTCTTGAGTGCAGATAGACATTCGTTCTGCACCCCCAGCATAAAGCGGTTGATACCAGACTTTATGGCAGCTTTTTGGCGTGGTTGCTTGCGACCACGTGAACCAGGACCCTCGGGTGCTGGCTGCCGTTTTCCAATCATCACGTATGGAAGTTGATGTTGGAAATATCTCGTCGGAAGAATTAAGGCTTATTCTTCTACTGTAC